CGAATACACATTCTTCAGCAGACCGGTAAGTTCGGTATCGGTAATAACTGTGGGTGCTGGCATTTTCTGGTGTTCCTAAACCAAAGGGTTATCGAAGCTCTGCCAGAACGTAGGACATCGCGGATTCCACCGCATCGTCCACCGAACTGTGAGGCTTCGGTTTCTTCGCCTCATGCGAAGAAGTGGTCATACCGCGAGCGCCGGGCTTCAGAATCTTCCCGACTTCCCGCTTGGCCTTCTGTGCCGAGACTTGGGCAGCAGCGACTTGCTTCTGCGCTTTGCCGGACGCGGCCTCGATCTTGCTGCGACGGACATTGTTCAGTCGTTGCGCTAGTGGCGTCAACTCCTCAACGATGTACTGGCGCATCGTGTCATAGTGCTGCGGCGGTACAATCCCACCACGAAGCAGGGGCATCGCGGAGGCTGTCAGATATGAGCTGAGTTCTTCCTCAGACACTTCTGGCAACGCCTCGGTCAGCACCCGAAGGGCAGGTAGCACTTCGTTCGAATAGAAGTGCCGTGCGGTCGCAGAGTCTGTCTCTGCCACGCGCTCGGCTCGCATCGCCGCGTTCTCTTTTGCCAGTGCATTGGCTCGCATCTCCGGCGTGTTCGCCTCGGCATAGCGATCCCGTGCGGCAAGGTACACATCCTCATTGTCCAACAACTGCTGCAGCTGTGACTCCCGTGTGTCAATGACGGACTGCATTTCGGCAATCCGGTCTGACGTGTCTTGCTCACGAGCCGCGTCACGCTCATAGTTGTACACGCCCATCTGGGCGAGCTTGACGACTTGATCGAGTCGGTCAACCCGCATCTTGCCGTTCGCCTTGTACTCCACCTGCAACGCGGGGGCTTCAATCTCTCCCGTGCTGTCGTAGAGGGCAAACGTGGAAACGGCATCTGCGCCAATCGCGGGGATTGCCACATATCCACTAGGGAGTGGGGCATCCACCGGCTCTGGGGCAGGGACTTCGGGTGACTCAGATACCGGAACCGCTTCCTCAGCGAGTACATCGAGATCGGGCTCAATCGTGGGCAGCACCTCTTCAGGCAGCAGCCCCTCAAGTGAGGCGTTCGCGGCATCATTGAGAGCAGTCGAGATATCTACTACGGACTCGGACATACTGGGCTCCTTACTGCGGCGTCATAGCTTCCTCACGGAGCGCGGCCTGCTCAGCATCGGGGGTGCCAGCCAACGACTGCATCATCGTCGGCGCGACCCCAATGGGCGGGTTCGAGCTACCAAGAGGAATCTGACTCGGTGAGAGCGCGGGGACACTCGCGGTGGCCCCCGCAGAACCTTGGCCTTCTCCGGCACCGCCAGTCGGCGCTCCGGGCATAGGCCCACCCTGTTTTTGTGTCGCTTGGTTCGCCAACTCCATCCACCGCGCATTGGCGTTGGCGATGATCGTTGGGTCGAGGTCGTCCTGCAACAGAATATCCCGTTCCAGTACATCTTGGTGAATCGCTTCGTTGTCCTGCCACCGCATCTCTGGAACCGCCAGCCCTTGACGCAGCGCATCCGTGACGCGCTTGGCCCTAGCTTCCTGATCCTCGTCTGGGCTAGAGATGTCCCGCGAAACCGCGAACTGCTGCCGACGGCGGTACTCCTTCACGTCGATAATCCCTGCTTGGAGCCAGTTATCCAGCATGTAGAGCCGGAAGGCCATTGGCATCGGCATCATCGTGGCGGCTTCGACCCGCACATCCAGCGCCCCATTCAGGTCTTCGCCCGTGACGGCACGAGCCAAGTCAGGACGGCCTGCACCAACGGCACCCAGCGCACGGGGCACATCATAGCCCCACGCCATCATCGACAAACAGATTTTCGCCCAGTCGGTGTAGGCTTGGGCAAGGGCTTGGACGGGTGGAGCAAAGACGCGCTCCAGTTGTTCGCGGCTGGCAATGATGGCACGGCCTGATTCGCCCGTGACCTGCCCACGGCTCACGGCATTGTAGCCCGACGCATCCTCAAACGCCTGTTTCTCCAGCGCCAGCGCCTCTTTGACGTCATTACCGACCGAAAACCCACTGACGGGCTGGATGCTATCGCTCATGGCACCCGCACCACGGACTTCGATCATCGACGTGACGCCGCCGAGGAATGTTTCGGTCGAAATGGTGTTCGGACGGGTCAGGAATCGGCCACCCGCATTGACACGGATGTTCTCAATCCACTTCGACAACAGCGCATTGATCCGCATCTGGTGATCGACCCACTGTTCCATCACGGGACGAGGGAAATAGCTCGGATCGCTCGACCCATCCCGTACCGGCACCACGGGAATCATCCCAAAGAGCAGATCGGTCGGGCCAAACACCGCCGTATCGCCCACAATCACGACTTCCAGCCCACCGGGAAGGATGTCTGGCTGTGGTGCGACGTACAGCGTAAAGCGTTCTGTCGTTTCTTCGTCGCGGAGTCGGTCGCCTTCGCCAATCGTGGTCTGCGACAGCACCCAGCTCCCCAACCCCGACTCGCCAGCCGTCGAAGTCTGGTGTCCAGCCGCGAGTTCCTGATTCGACGCCTGCAATCCCGTAATGCCGTAGCGGTAGGCCGCTTCAGACGAGGGGATCACTTCCCGAATCAGCACCCACGACGGAGGACGAGTCGCAGTTGCATCCGGCGACACCCGTACCTGCTCAACCCGCACGGTCTGGATATTGATATCACCCAACGGGACGCGCTCACCGGGCTTATCGCCCAAGCGGTCATCCCACGGGCCACGGTCGGCATCCCAGTAGGTGTGCCAGAAGGCCACGCCATCGGTCTGCGCCCAGTAGGACGCTTCACGGGCTTGCCGTTCCATCTGGAGCTGGTCGAACTGGTACTCACACGCCAACTGCCGTGCCTGTGCCTTCCGCTTGTCTTCAGGGTCAGAGGTCATCGGCTGAATGGAGAAGCCGGGCCGCTGGTCCATCATAATCTGCAAGCGTTGGTCGAGCGCCTTGTTGATGAGGTTGTAGACAATCCGCGCCGACTCTCTTGGACGCAGCGGTTCACGCCACGGACCTAAGCCGTTGGCACTCACCCATTGCTGTCCCGCACGGAACAGCCGATTCCGTTCGACCAAGTGCAGATGCATCGAGACCGCGCCACGGCGACCACTCCACAGGCTCCGTACCCAGTCCGCCCACGCGCTATCCTGCGGTGGGGCGTCCTCGCCAAACGTCAGGGGGCATTGGTCACCGAGCAACGCCTTGAGCAAGGCAATGCGGTGTTCTTCTTCCGACCGTCCATCGTCTTGCGGCGGGTTCGGGGCGGTCTGGTCGTTTGCGGAGGTTGGGGAAGTGGCCCCACCAGACAGGGCTTCATCCACCATCGCCTGCATCGTCGCTTCATCAAACGGTAGCGTCACGACATCACTCCAATCCCAAGGGCGCGACGGGTCTTATTCCAGTCTTGACCGACGCTCAGGTACTTCTCTCGTGCAACCTGAAGATGCTCGTCCTGCGCCCACGGTTCCGACTGTTCCGACGCCCACGCAATAATGTCATCCGGTAGAACGACCTGCGCTGGCGTTGTCTTCCCTAGCGGGACAGGTGCAAAGCGTTCGGCAATCGGCGCGAAGCGCCAGATGGCATAGGCAAAGACCGCCGGCCAGAGAATCTGTCCAATCACAGTGCGCCCGCCAGCAACGGGTCAGGCGCAACCGGCTCAATACGGAAATCATATATCCGCTTCACGGTCTGCAACGGACCCAAGACGTTGATGACTTCCGACTGCGACGAGCCGGGGGTCAGGGTCGCCTTCCGGTTCTCTAGTTCCAGCATGAGGCTGTGCGCCTGATGCGTGTTCGGGCTGGTCGTGTCGAACAAGCCGTTATCCAACTCGCCCTTCAGTTGGCTCCACATCTGAATCTCACGCACCCGATCACGGGCGACCTGCTCCATCGACGCCTGTCCCCATTCCGCTTCATCCAAATCCACCTTCGCTTCCGCAGCGTCCAGTGGGTCAGTCGAGTTCACGATCTTTGCCGCCAGCCGTTCCCGCTTGATAGCGTTTCGACGCATATCAAACGAGAGCGATACCAGATTGTCCAGCATCACGGTCTGCTCCCGAATACACTGCCAGTACTTGCTGGCGTTCGTCGGATGCGAGCCATCATTGAGCACCGAGATACGGGCTTCCGTATCGGTACGGAATACTTGCCGCTTGGTCCACGCATCACGGAGTTCGTCCGCGAGATGCACAACCGCCTGACGGTCGAGGTCATTCAAGACCGCAAGAGCTGGGGCAAGATCGTTCATGCCAGCACCGGCGCGACAATAGGTTTGCCTTCGGGGTCCACCTTCCCTTCACACGCCGCATCGACTAGCGCCTGTGCAGCAACTTTGGTGCTCACCGCCAGATCGTTCCGTACAATCCACGCCGTTGCTGCCGCTGAACCATCTACCACCCAGACATCGGCAGGGAAGCCCTCAATCTCAAACGCCTCGCGGTCAGGATGCGTGATGAAGCCAATGCCTGTGTTTAGGCCAATCGCATATTGGTTTGCCATAGGGTTAGGTCTGGGTAAAGGTTTTGACGCCAGCGGACCGCTTACACTTGAACGTGCCACTGGTCGTATTGTACCACACATCACCGTTGGTCGGTGAGGCAGGGTCAGACGCCAGTGACTGGAAGCTTGGCGCGGTACCAGTAAGTCCCGTTAGTGAAGCACCACTGCCGGTGAACGCCGTGGCCTTCAGTGTCCCGCTCACATCAAGCAGCGTTGTTGGCGTTGCCGTGCCAATGCCGACGCGGTTCGTTCCTGCATCAAGAAACACTAGTGCTGCATCCGTGTCGCCCTTGATACGGACATCCACATCAGCCTGTGTTGCATTGACCGTTAGGCTAGTCGCACCGGACGGCACAATGTTCGTCGTGACGTAGGCACCAGCCACTGCACGAACCGTTGTTGCGACCTGTGCTGCTGTTGCCTTCTGCGTAACTGGCGTACCGCTGGGGTCGTGCTCAATCGGGAGCAGGTCATCAGCGGTAATAGCTGACGCCGCTGGCAGCGCACTAATCTGAATAGTTGACATGGATTAGGCGACCGTAAAGGTTTTGGTCAAACTGTTCTGATAGCACTTGAACGTGTCGCTCGTGCTGTTGTACCACACATCGCCGTTGACCAGTGTAGCAGGGTCGGTTGCTACAGTACGAAAGTTTGTTGCCGTACCGCCAGTTGGTGTCATGCCCGTTACCGACGCTCCGCTTCCAGCGAACAGCGTGGCATTGACCGTGCCTGTTACATCCAGCTTCTGCGTTGGGACAGCCGTTGCAATGCCCACCTTATCCAGCCCTGCATCAACAAAGAACAGGTTTGCAGATGTTGTACCAGCAATACGAGTATCACTGTCCGCCAGTGCGGTATTGATAATGAGCGATGAGCCAGAGCCGGTAATTGCTGATGCCGTTGTCGCGCCCGTCAGGGCACGGGAATAGGTCGCCGCTTGCGTTACTGTTGCCTTCTGGTCTTGCAGTGCGCCAGCGCCAATGTCGGTAACAACAATGGTGAGGTCGGCAGCATCAGCGGTAGTAGCTGCTGGTAGGGCACTAATCTTTGTGGTGGCCATACCGGTTAGCTCACCGTAAAGGTTTTGGAGGAGCTTACAGGGCCGGTTGTGAGTTTCACTGTAGTCTGGTCACCCGAGTAGCCGGTAAACTTTACGGCATTAGTCGTAGTTCCCGCTACGGCTCCATAAAACGAGCTAAACCCGGTGTTAGAAGAGGCCGACCAGATCGAGCCATCGAACGTATTAGATGCGCTGCTAGACCATGTCATACCCAAAGCTGCGGTCTGCGACCCACACCCAATCGCTGCACCGGCATCCGTATATGCGCCACTGGTACTCCATGTAGAGCCATTGAACTTTTCTGTAGTGGTGTAGTTACCAGCAGCAGCCGACCCCGCAAACACAAGGCCCGCTGTTTGCGTACCGGCACCGCCAAACGTTTGTCGTGCCGTGACGATATTTCCCGACGTAGACCATGTACTACCGTTGTACAGGTTTGTAGTAGTTATCTGTCCAGCACTATCGGCACCGCCAGCCCCAAAGGCTGCTGTGCTAGTGCCACCGCTAGCACTACGACTTGTGGCTGTGGCAAGCGCCCCCGACGAGGACCATGTAGAGCCATTGAATAGGTCTGTTGTAGTAATAGGGGTACCAGCCGGCCACCCGCCGGCAACCACGGCAGCAGATGTCGTACCTGCACTACAGGCATTGAGGCCACGCGCCGTAGTCAACGAGCCCGTTCCAGACCATGTACTGCCGTTGAAGATATAGCAATTTGCGGTGTCAGTGCCAACGCCATCATTTCGCCCACCGGCACCCATTGCGGCTGATGATGTTCCTATGTTGCTGGTGGTCATAGCAGTCGAAATAGGATACGACCCGCTCGCGGCCCACGCGCTGACAAGTGCCGTCGTATAGCCCCTAAACGTATTTGCCGTCGAGTTGTACCAGCAGTTCGCATCGACAGGCGTCGCGGGATTCCCCGCAACCGTAAGAAACGCTGATGTCGCAATCGTTGGCAAGCTCGTCAACGCCGAGCCATCACCGCTGAACGTGGTTGCCGTCACCGTCCCAACCACCTGCAATGCCACGGTCGGGGTCGCGGTGTTGATACCGACGCGGTTATTACCAGCGTCTGTGAACAGCAGGTTCACCATCCCCGTGCTCGACACCACGACATCCTTGTCGGCTTGTGCGGTATTGATGGTCAACGCCCCGCCAGAGCCATCAAGGGTGGTCGCAGTGAGTGACCCACCCGCGCTCCGAATGTACGCATCGAGCTGCGTCCCCGTCGCCTTCTGCGTCACGGGTGTTCCCGCCGGATCGTTCACCGTCGTGAACAACGTCGCCGCCACGACACTCGTTGCGGCGGGAAGTTGTGGAATCGTTTTTGTCGCCATTACGACAGCCCTACGCTAACAACCCATTGCTTCTTTTCTTCGCTCCACTCGTAACGCTTGGTATCGTTCGGTTGCGGTATCGGTGCATTCCAGCTGAATGTTGTTTTGTCTAGCACCCACGAGGCATACGGCTTAGGTGCAAGAAACGCATCCAGTGTTGCATCGTATGTATAGCCAGCTCCTGCATAGTTGCCACGGAACGGTGTACCATCAAGCGCGTGCTGTCCGCTTCTTGTGTTATAACTTGTCTGAATCCAGTTCTTTGGATCACCTACGGCACCAGAGTCAATAAAATCCTGCTCTGCGACAATGACCCGTAGCACGGTATTGGTGCTATCAACTTCCGCAAAGTGGCTCATTGAAACTGATACCTCAGAATGACGATGCCAGAGCCGCCTGCGCCGCCTATAGCAGACAGTCCATTGCCGCCACCCCCACCACCGCCAGTATTTACCGTTCCCGCCCCACCCGGAGTACTGGTACTACCAGCACCACCACCCCCAACACCACCAGCAGTAGCGCCGTTACTATTCCCATACGCGCCGCCGCCTCCTGCACAAGAAACCGAAGTGCCAGATATTGCACTGGATAATCCCGCACCTCCTACCGTGGCGTTCCCAGTCGTTGCATTGGCCGCCGCCGCGCCAGCACCACCACCACCCGCAGATGCCTGTGACGCCCCGTTGCCGCCACTGTACCCCTGACTAGCTGTTCCTGCGCCGCCTGCCGCTGCTTGGCTTCCTCCACCACCGGAGCCACCAACACTGCCGACTCCACCATTGCTTCCACCCTTTCCGCCCCCAGTAGAAGTGATAGAACTAAATACTGAGTCTGCACCATTTGTCGCAGCAGCACCACCGCCGCCGACTGTTACGGTGTATGCTGTGGCAGCAACAGATAATCCAGTAGCTGTTCTATACCCCCCTGCCCCTCCGCCACCCGTCTCAAACCCAGCACCACCGCCATTGCCAGCACCACCACCACCCGCAACCACCAGATATTGCACTACGGGAGTAGCGGGAACAGCGGTAACCGTAAATGTTCCAGACGACGTAAAGGAGTGAACCTTAAAGTTGCCATCGGTGGTGATGGTGCCACCGGTTGCAGTAATAAACAGCACAGGACCACCACCAGCCGCACGGCGTCTCCGGCGAGCCCCCGTCGCTGCAACGTCCATCAGCCGGGGTTCGCGACAAGCGTGGTCACAATCGTGCCGCTAACGTAGGTGCTAATCCGGGCGCGGAACTGCGAGATGCCGACCACGTTGGCAAAGAAAATCCCGTCCGTCGTGGTGGTCGTCGCCTGCGTCGCACTCGCCACTGGCGTGATGTAGTGCGCCACCCAGTTCGTGTCATCCACGGTGGCCTCGAACGTCACGGTCGCGGACGTGATGCCCGTGATCTGGATACCGACGCCGCCGTTCGTGAAATGCCGGAACGCAATCGTCGTGCTGCCAACAGCGGTCTGCGTCCCAGAGACTTTATTTTTGTAGTTCATACCTTCTCCTCGTCTTCCTCTTCGTCGTCGGCTTTCTTGTCGTCTGCGTAGGCATCCGACTCATCCTCCGCCTTGTCCTCTTCGACCGACTCCATCGGATCAAACCGATGTCCGCATTTCGGACAGGTCACATCCTCGCCGTCTTCGTCCTCTGCCATCGCCTCGTCTTTCGGCGGTGCGCCTTTCGGTCCACCACCAATCACAATCGCAATCGTGGGACCTTTTCGCTTGAAGGCCCCTTTACGGGCCGCATCTGGGGCAAGGTGCATAAATCAAAACCTCAACAAGAGAAAGGGTTTACCACGAGACCGGCAACTGCGCTTCAGGCGCACCGAAATGGTGCAGAGGGTTCAAGCTTCCCGCGTCCGCACCAGCAAACACTAACTGCGTCGGGTCGTCGCCCACGGGCCCGTCCGCCATCAACTCAACGGGGACCACGCCCTGCACTCGGTCCCAGCCATGCAGAGCCAAGGCTAACGCCATCACGCCATCGTCATGCAAGCTGGGCGGGGCTTCGTAGCGGACGCCGGTATTGGTAAAATGAAACTCAAAGCTTTCCAGCTCGCCAATCAGCCAGCCATCAGGGATGGTCAGCTCGCTGCCTTGGAAGGCGGCAATCAGCCGCTGCATCAAGCGGAGCTTCGACGGCTGCGTAAAGACATGCGGCGTTACGGTCACACCTAACACCTGCAAGTCTGCGACAATCGCATCGCCAACTCCGGTAGCGTCTGCGACGACCGGCGTTTCGCCTACCTGCATCCGAATCCGTTCCTTTGTTTCCGCCCACGGCAACTGGAAGCGGTCGAGCGAACAGACGCGGCGGTGGCTATCCAAGCCAATCAACACCGTGAAGTCCAGCGACCGCGCCAAGTCCACGCCATAGACGACCGCTTTCCGCTGGCTCATCGGCCCGACCGACGCACGGACCTTATCGACACCAAAGGGGTTGGCCCCATCGTCGGCAGGGACGCCCTCGAACTCTTGGGCAAAGACGAGTGGCGGCAGTTCGTTCTTCGCGGCGTCGATCTCGCTCGCGGGAATAAACGGGTTCTCGCGGGTTGAGGCGCGGAAGCTCTGCCAGTCAGGGCTACTGCCGTCCATGCCGCGCTGGAACATCTGCACGAACGCATGACGGCGACCCTTCGGCGTTCCCATAATCAGGGCACGGCCTCCCAAATCCACCAACGTCGGGCGGATCGCGGCTTGCCACACGGCGGTCAAGTCCTTCGCAATGCCTGCCTCATCTAACACGACCAAGGCGTACTTCCGGCCTCGGGCAGGGTCGGGGGTATCCAGCGTCCAGACTTCCACGACGCCGCCGGTCACCAGTTCCAGTCGCTTGTCCTGCTCCGAGACCCGTGAGGTCACCGGAGCCAAGCGTTCCAGCAACTCACGCCACGCCTCTAACGCCAGCTTGTAGGACGGCGAGAACCAGCCGACAGGCTGACCGGCCAAGGCGGCATCACAGGCCAGCCGAATCCCTAACGCCGACTTCCCAAAGCGCCGACCACACATCACCACCCGAAACCGCGCCTCATGGTCAGCAATCGTGCGCTGACCGGGGTGGAGGGTTGCCAACGTCACCGTGACCGTTTCTGGTCGCTGCTTGGTGTGGCCGCGCATTATGCCACAAAACTAATACAATCCCCGCCAAACGCCAGCCAGAGGCCTTTACAGGCCCTCCGCTTGCTCCACATGTTCCACGTGGAACACTCCGGCAGGAAGCGTCGCCACTGGCGAGGCGATCACGGCTCGTGCGGTAGCGGCAATCGCGGGGGACCGATTTTCCTCTACGACCTTGACCGAGATGGTCTGCGCTCCCTGATGCTCGACCACCTGCTTATCCCCGTAGTCCTGTGGGGCGGCTTTGCTAGACGCCCATTTCAGCGTATCCACGGTCAGTCGGTCCACCATCACGGTATCGTTCACCGAGTCCCGTGCAATCTGGATGGCCTCTTCCGCTAAAGCGTTGCCCATCAGGACCCGCGCCCTCCGGTATCGGGCGTACAGGTCCTCATCGTCCGCCAGCCAGCCCCGTACCGTCCCCGCGGACCGCCGCAGGGTTCGGCAGGTGTCCGCGACGGTTCGCCCTTCCGCTAATCCCGCTAAGACCGCCTCAACCACCGAGGCCCGTTCCACCGCATCAGCTCTCGCCATACCCGTAATATAACCTTTTGTTTTTTTTCTGCTGGGTTTTTTGTTTTGGGTTTTTTCTTTTGCGCAGACACCCGTGCTTATTCCGTCCTGATGGCACCAAGGGAAAGAACACCACCACAGCCGTGCTGCCGCCAACGCTAGGGCACCAAGGGCACCGCCAAGGGCACCGCAATCAGTGCCCTCCCGCCTGAGTTAGCACAATGTAACATCGACCTCTCCGCTGGCTCCCGACCGTAAGGGGGTGGTATAGGGATTGCGCGGCACGGCGGCGGGGTAGGGGGGTGGCGACCGTTCCCGTGCCTGTACGCCCCTACGCCCTCACGGTGCCGCCTGTACGCTCCACAGTCGCGCCAGCCCGTCACGGTCGCGCCACCGCCTGAGCGCCACCGCCTATGCCCTCTCCGCGCCCCATAGAACGCGTGCGCGAGGGCGTGGCAAGTGTGGGGTGCTTGGCCTTCCTTCTTACCCTTCTCGCCCTACCCTATCGCCCTCCCGCCTGTTCGCCTGTTCGTGTGTGCTGGCAGCACGGCAGCTTTGGCGTGTGTTCCCTTCCCTTCCCGTTGGTGTCATATCGGAAATGGGTAGGGTGTCGGAAATGGGGGGGGGGTTGACATATGTTGCGCACCGCCTTACCATTCGTCCTAGAGATAGCAAACACACCCACTACACTAGGAGATTTACAATGCAGCGCAAGATTGAGAGCGTCAAGCTTAGCCAGTGCAGCGAGGGCAGCGTTATCGTTGCGCACGGAGGTCGGTGGCAGATCGTGGAACGACTGGACAACGCGACGAAGCCGAACGGGTTCCGGTCATTCCGGTCGCTCTTTCTTGGCGAGTGTGGCCAGCTAGTCGATGCGGACAGTGGCAAGAGCGTCTCTTACTGCGCCGTTCCTGATGGATGGCGCAAGGATTGGGTGCTACAATCCAACGACTACGCGGATTGGTGCCGCGAGGCCTAGCTAGTCGCCAGCAACGGAACTGGCCGGGTTCGACTCCCGGCGCTGGCTTGCTCCACCCCCGTTCCACTCACCAACACTACGGAGAAATGACCAATGACAAAGCGCAAGTCACAACGCCAAGCGGTCGCGGAAGCGTTGTGGGCCGACCTAGTGGACATAGACGAATATCAGCCGGGCGCACATGGCAAAATAAAAGTGTTTACCGATGGCAATTGGTATTATATCGCCTTACTACACGACGGCTCCCCCGTTCCCGTCGTTCGTGGCTTCGAGCACGCGACATGGGTACCCAACGGAACCGCGATCCTCAACACGCATGTTTGCTACCGAACAGTAGGAGAATAGGAAAATGATAACGCTACTAGAAATAAATGGCACATATTGGGACATAGTGTTTTCCCGTGATGATGCCGCACAATCCGGGGCTGGATGGTATGCAACCCGTGACACGTACACGACAGAACTTTACGCCACGCGCAGGGAATTACTGAAAGCCGTCCGCGCCGTCCGCTAGTCCACTCACCAACACACTAGGAGAAATGACAATGCTTCCCGAAAACTACGAGACGGAACAGAGCGAGAAAGACGCCGCCCTGTGGCTACTAGCCGAGGACAAGCGCGAGCAAGCTGGCGACCTAGCATATAACGCGGCGCTAGAGCGCGGCGGCAATCAAGACGAATGCAACGCGGCTCACAAACACGCTTATAACGAGTGCCGCGAGCGGCAGCGACAGGCGGCAGAGTAATAGCGCGGCACGGTAGCCAAGCCTCTAGGGGGTGCAATGCCCCCAACCCCTTTTCGTTTTACCCCGTTCCACTCACGCAGTACAACCCCACGAGGTTAGACCCATGCTTACCAAGCTCGCGGCACACCGGAAAGACACCCGCAACGCTCCCGCCACGTTCACGCATCAGCACTTCCGAACGGTCGCCGAAATCATCCGGGGCTTGGAGCCAGCCGACGGCCCCCGAATGATCTACTTGGACGAACTTGTCGACCGTTTCGCCGAATCACTCGCCGCCACGAATCCGAACTTTGACCGCGCCCGTTTCCTGATGGCTTGCCAACCTACGGAGAACTAGCCCAATGACTAATGACACGACGTATAACGGCTGGAGCAACTACGCCACATGGCGCATCAATCTGGAGATTTTCTCCGACCAGTCGCCGGAAGATGTGACGGGAAACATGAACGCCGCAATTCCCTATTTAGCTGGCGCATTGGAAACGCAAGCCGAGGAGCTGATCGAAGCGGGCAGCTCCGAGGGACTGGCGCGAGATTATGCGCTTGCGTTTCTGGACGGGGTCAATTGGCGGGAGATAGCCGAGGGAATGGCGGACGCCTACGCCGACGAGCGCAAGCTACAAGCCGAAGCCGAAGTAGCGTAACACACTCACCCACTCACCGAGAGGTATAACCTACCATGCTAATTAACCCGTCACACCCGACACGCGCCGAAATCGCCGCGAGCTTTTCCCTCTGGGGCCAGTTTGTAGACCCGTCAGGGCTGGACACCCGCGAACGGTTCGACGCAATGACGGACGCCGCGAAGTTCGCTTTTATGGCGGACTGTTTCGGCCCCGACACCATGACGACCACGACCACGAACACCCGCCCCACGGATGCCGAGTTGGTGAAGTTGCTTAGACACATCTACCGGAACGCTTTAGCCAAAAACCTGCATGAGCTGGTGATGGTTTTAGGCCCAACCGCCGACGCCCTAGAAGCGGCGGGCGTGGAACCGTCGCCGCTGGCGCACATTACCACGATTAGCCACCTATTCGAAATGATAGACTGGGACTTCGACGGCAACGGGCTAACCGTGACCGACGGCGACCTACTGGCGAACGCTATCGCTATTACGTTTCCCGCACTGAAAAACGATATGCCCCATCTAGTGACAAACGCCGATAAAACGGGGTCGCTGCACCGCCCCGACTGCTCGCCCGACTGCTCCACCCATCACTGGATGACCAACGAGGCACCCTATAACGACGAACCTTATACCGTGTCCGGCGTGGACTACACCTTTACCGAGGGATGCTAACATGACGAGCCCAAAAAAGTGTTCATCCTGTGGCGAGGGTGCCGGTATCTGGGAACAGTGGCACAACAAAGACACGGGCTTCGGACTCTGTGCCGCGTGTGGCTACTCGATTCCCCGCCGTACCATGTTCGGACGCCTGACAGAATACGCAGACCCGCAAGAAATGACGCGCACCTATGGCGTGGAAGGTGTCCACCGCCCGTTCGCCACCCCTTCAGAGGTCTAACCCCATGACGAGCCCACTCTTCCAGTTTGCCGCCGCCGTCGCCCGTGGCGCGAGCGCGACGGTACCCCCCGCCCTAGTAGTGCCTGACGCCGAGAAAGAGCCGCAGACGCCACGCCAGACGGCAAAGCAAGCCGCCCTAGAGCTTGCCTACGACCGCAGTCAAGCCGCCAGCGCAATCGTGCGAGCCGTGCAACGCTGGCGCGAGGCAAAGGCGGGCATGAGTCAAACAGACCCCGCCGAGGCACTTGACGCAATTTGGCAAGCGGGCGAAACGCTCGACGCGCTCCGCGAGGACTAGCCCTATGATCCCCAACAATCGGTGGGAAGCCGACGACAAAGCCGCGCTCCGCGATGCACTGGTCGCGCTCAAAACGTGTCCGAAGTGCCGCCGCGCATTACGTTCGGTACAGTACCGCGAAGATTTTAGCGCGAAAACCGACGATACGATGCTCGGCTGCGTGACTTGCGATACCGTGTATCCAATCACAGGCGAGGACTAGCCCAAGATGACCGACGAACGACCGCCCTACGCAACGCCGCCGCCGTGCGCCTTTTGCGGCGGCACCGACTTCAACGACAAGCGCCACGGCCCTAATAGCTGGACGAGGGCCGTACGCGGCAAGGAGTGGGTAACGCTACATTTTGAGTGTCACCACAAGGCCGACTCAAGCGGCTGGTTCATGGTCGAGCGACGGTTCCAAGTCGCGGAACGGGCTCGCATTACTAGCAGAGAACGCAAACACAAAGGCAGCGGCGGGCAGCAAGATAAGCCGTATGACGGGCCAGAGGACTAGTCACGCGTCACGCGTCACTAGTCACGCGTGACCCGCCGCACGACATGACGCGTTCACCGCGTTGCGCTTTGCGTTCTATCCACTAGCTTGCTGAGACTAGCTGAGTCTCTACATTCTCACCCAAGAGGTCGCCGTGTATGTATGTGAAACTCTTTAGCTCGATTCTCGATTCTACGATCTGGGCCGAAGGGCCAGAAACGCGGATCGTGTGGATCACCATGTTAGCAATGGCTGACAAGGACGGGGACGTTCGTTGCTCGCCATCTGGCCTAGCGCGACGGGCGAACGTCACGCCAGAGGCAGCCCACGCCGCCGTAGAGCAGCTATTAGCACCCGACGCCGATAGCGCCACCCCCGATTACGAGGGGCGGCGCATCGAGGCGCAGGACGGGGGATGGCATATCCTCAACTACGTCAAGTACCGCGAAATCCAAGACCGCGAGGCGCGGAAAGAATCGTGGCGCAAGTCGAGCAAGCGGCGGTACGAAGCGACCAAAGCGGTGAGAGTCTCTACATTCTCAGCCGAACCTCTTCAAAACTCCACAGAAGCAGAAGCAGATACAGAAGCAGATACAAACAACAGCACAGCACACGCGCAGCGGTTCGGTAATGCCGACCAACTGACGGCCTACCAAGAACTTCGTAAAGCGGCAAGTCTCGGCACCAGTTTCGACGCTGGCCTCACCGCCGTTGCCCTACCCCCAAGCGGCGGGCAGGCCTACAGTTGGGTGACGATTGGCAGGGCACTGGGCGATTTTTATTCCGCAAACGGTGCGGTACGGATGACCCCCGCCGCGCTCCGCGCCTTTTGCCGCCGCATTGAGTCGGACGACGCCAGACCCGCCGACCAGTTACCACGAGGAACGAGTAAACAAGAACGCGGACGCGCCGCGCTCAACGAAACCCTACGCCGCAGAGGATACACGAATGGCCTCGATTCCAGTCATCACGAAATACCTAGCATTATTCAGCGAACTCTACCCGACCCGCGACATCACGAATCTGACGGCTGAAGCGTGGGAGTATGCATTGGCTGACGTTGGCGACAGGGGCTTTGTGTGGGCTGCGGACAAGCTTCTCAAAGAGCCGGGGCGAACTTTTTTCCCGACCCCGAACGAGATTCGCGGACACATGAGCGTCTATCGCGGACGAGTCACCGACAGCGGCCCGTCACGCATCGGCGCAGGGGATATACTTGAACCGATCACCGAGGAACAGGCCGCTGAGTGGCAGCGGGTGAAAGCCGCACTGCAAGCACCATGACACCCGAAGTCCTTGCGCCAACGTATGACACCGCAGTATCATCATGATACACAAATACTACAGGAGAGCGCGATGAGGGTATTACCGTATGGAGCGATTCGAGCAGCAGCGGAGGCGTCGGGCTATCATCGAGTGTACGTGAGCCGTATCGTCAACGGCTGGAGCCCGTGGAGAAAAAGCTCGACGCTTCTTCTTCTCTCGCTCCATTCCGCTGGCTGGGAACCACCAGAGGGCAAAGCATTTCTCCGACAGTGGATTCGGATGATGAGCGTACCCGTCGCCGCCCGTGACGCCATGATGATGGAAGAACCGCCAGTTGCAGTCACCGAGGCCGCACCGGAGCAGGTCGTCGCAGACACTCAACTCGTCGAGGTACTCGCATGAACGTGTACGGAGAGCAGGGTTACAGTGACGCCGCCGCCGCTGAGAGTGCACGGCTCGACGCACAGGCCGAGGCGCAGGCTGAGGCGTGGGCGGCACAAGTGGAGCACGATATGTCCATGATGGCGGCCGACCGCGAATCCGACCTCTCGCCGCTTGACGCGGAGTACGCGGAGGTCAGCGCATGACCCGCTTCGCGTATGACCTTGACCACGGCAAGCGAAATGACGACGCGCAGACCGAGGCGTGGATTGATAGCAAGGAACCCCTGAATCAGGTCGAGACCCCGCCCGAACAGTGCCAACGCTGCGGGGAACCGCTGAAGCACGGCGGCCATGACGGACATCAGTGTAGCTGAACACCTATGACTTATTGCGTCGGAAGTGTTGATAGCGGCACACCCGTTGACCAAACGGGAGGGGGCGGCGCAACTCCGACCCCGACGCTTGTGGGGAAGGCGTGGCAACGGCTGGTACGGGAGCGTCGAGCAGCCGACGAAAGTGATACGAACTTATTCGGCAAGCCGTGGGAACACGCAGACCTTGCGCTTGATCGGGCGACGGTACGACCCGTCAATCGGGAAACTGCCAAAAGCATAATCGAAAAATATGAATGGATGGGATGCCTGCCCGCCGTCGTCTGGGAAAGTTACGGGATTTTCTTTGACGGCTTTTGCGGCGGAGTGGTGTGCTACGGGCCGGAGTATTCGGAAAATCTTGGCGCGATCAGTCGCGCAAGCGGGAAAGCAGGTGCAGATTGGTCAAAGTATGGGTACGAGGGTAAGATGATTCTACTATCTCGCGGAGCATGTGCTCATTGGACGCCACCCAATAGCGGCAGCAAGCTAATCCGCACCTCTATGCGCCTTCTTGCCCCACGGTTTGAGGTAGTCACGGCTACCGTTGATCCTGCCGCTGGAGAGATTGGCACCATTTATCAGGCATGTGGGTTTACATACGTTGGGTCGATGCGCGAAGGAAACCCCAACGTCGTCTATCGCCCGAAAGACCGTCACGGATGGATGGTCAAGGGCAAGCTCATTGGGCCTAGAGCAATGCGGGCCATCGTCGGGTCTACACGGGACGCCGAAATCCGTAAGGTGTTCCCCGACGTTGAGATAGTCATGCAGCATAGCAAGGGGCGCTATTTCGCCTTTCGCGGTCACAACCAAGCCGCGCATCGCCATGCCATCGCCCATCTTATAAAACCATTTCCCAAACGGGCATCAGTGTAGCTGAACACCGCCGCTAGACGGCCTCTAGCAAAGACGTTAGACGGAGAGATTGCGATGACCATACTCAAGCTGCCACACGAAGGGGACACGCACACCGCACTGATTGACCGCTGTGCTGTCGAGCAAGGTAAGTACGGAGACCAAGTGATCTTTGAGTTTGGACCCGACCGCCTGTACCTCCCGAAACCGAGCGCCGACCGCCAGCTCCTCCGCGCTGGATTCGACATTCCGGGAACGAACCCGCCGCAGGTGGCCTACGAGCAGGTGGCTGGCAACACACTTTGTTTCTCCCGCGACCACAACGCCAGCGCCCCCGATAAGCCCTACTGGGGCATCACCATTGCCACGGGCGGCGCACCCGCCCCCAGTAAACGGCTCACCGAGGTCCCCGGCGTCGCGCCTAAGCCGCAAACGCCAGTCAGTAGGAGTACGACGACCTCCGCGATGGCGAAGGCGCTCACAGCGTCTCCTACGCGGTCACGGGCGCAAGTGGCGGACGCCTACGCATGGTGCCTCACGACCGCGACCGCCGCCCAAACCGCCGCGTTTCCGAAGCCGACGCCCGACTCGATTCAGGCTGGCGCAGCGACGTTGCTGATACAGTTGGAGAAGTCGGGCTTAATCTGGCTGCCGCTGGCATTGGCGACGGTGGTGCAAGCGCTCGACCTCACGCCGCCAAGCCAGTTCGAAGAGCCGCTGCCTGAGTACGAAGAAGACTCAATTCCATTCTAGTCATGCCACATCCACGAGAAATCATCGAAGCCCGCATCGGGATTCAGAGCATCGAGGAGTTACACCACAAGCGCCGAACGTACATTGCCGAACACGGCACATTACGCGCTATCTGCGGACCGTTCGGCACTTGGGAGCACACACGCAAAACACTGCTAGCTACACTGCGCGAAAAGCAACGAGCCAAAAACGTTGCGCTCGGCATCAAATCTACGGAAGCCGCGATTGACGATGTGGCCCATGCACACCCCGACTACATCGCTTTTATCACACTGGCAACCGAAAATCGCACGA